CCTTCATAGACAGTGTTGCGGGCAGTGATGCAAGCAAGATACTCGCGCACAAGGACACAATGAACCAGGCTCTTTACGTTGTAAAGTTACCTTCGCTCAGTGGACTTGCACACGAGTGCCTCAGGCAGGGTCCACTAGATGATGAACCCCCCCTAGTCCGACCAATCGGCCTCCTTGAGGCCGGTGGCAAGATCAGGGTTGCCTCCTTGCATTCAGCCAGGGATGTCCAAGCTGCGAGGATGCTCACTCGTCGGTGGATGCCAATACTGAAGCGGCTGAAAGTAACCAAAGGTATCCTTACCAATGACGAGATTGCTCTCGAAACATCGGAAAGGGATGCCCAGTTGTTTTCAGCCGACCTCAGTGCGGCCACCGACTGGGTTCCCCACGAAGTAGCTCAAACCGTTTGGGATGAGCTGTGTAATATCGTGGGGGAGGAGCCTAGGATCCGCCACACTGGCAAGATCCTCCTAGGACCCCAGAGATTGCCGGATGGTAGAACTACCACCATGGCTATCCACATGGGGCTAGGCCTGAGCTGGACTATCCTGTCCCTACTCAATGCCTGGGCTGCAGATGCTGCCGGGGCAAAGAAAGAAGACCACGCTATCTGCGGGGATGACCTTGAAGGTCTCTGGACCACTAAGGTCCGACGCAGATACATTGCTAACCTAAAAGCAATCGGTCTTAAGATAAACATGACCAAGAGCTTCATTGGAACACGCGGTGTCTTCTGCGAGAGGATGATTGAAATGTCACCCTGCGGCAAGAAGGCACAGGGCAACATGTACCTGACGCTTGCAGAAGCGTCAGGGGCTAAGAGTGGATGGGGGATGTCAGATAACGACATAGGCACCTTAGAGGGCCTAAGTAAGTATACCAACTCCTCCGACCCACTCTTCCCTCTCGCTAGGGATACAGTTGCACGGTTGTCAGTGTTTCGATGCCCGGCGGGCCCTGTCTCACTTGGAGGAAGTGGACTAGGGACCCCCTCTTCTGCACTCCTTGCAGGTTTTGCCCTAGAAGGGGCAAGACCTCCTTCGGGTAGACGGAAGACCCAACTCAGCAACCGCAGACGGACTGCTGTAGAGGGTGCTTCCGCCGATTGCCCGAAGGGTGGAAAGGATTTGGAAGAGGCCCTTCGCGAGATCGACTATGATGAGATGGTTAGAAACCGTCTCTATGCCGAACCTCTAGAAGAAAAGGCCATCCGCGACTACAAATCTCACCGGAAAGCTGGTAAGAGGAGAGAAGCAGAGGGGCGTAAAGCCCTCGAAACCTCGACTCTATTGACGGTCCTGAAAGGAAGTGAATTATCTGCAGCCTCCAAAAGGAAGGCTCGGCAGATTCTCCTTCGCGACCCGAACGCCAAGAAAGAGAGCACTCGCAAGCGACTAGCCAAATGCCTGAAAAGGCGTATGGAGTACACCACCCTACCGGGTGACGAACTCCTTGGCGTAGTACCGCAAAGCACCCTCCGTGCTGGTGGTCCGGAGGGACGCATCTTTCAAGCACCAATTCCGAAGAATCGTCGCTATCGGGATGCGGCCAAGCGTGAGTGGAACCATGTCCTCGAGGATACAGAAGCTGCTATCCACGGGGTCAGGTCCCAACGGTACGGTAACCTCCTAAAGAGGTACGCACGACACGCTCGGGCCAGCCCGCACATGACGGTGGATAGTCTCAGTGGAGAGCAACTCATACATGTTGCCCTCACAGCCGAGTCTCTCCGCCGCTCAGGAAGACTCCCCGACCCTTAAG